AAACAATTCTTTAACGTCATCTAAAAAGATAATGTCACTGTCACAAAACAATGCCCATCCACTAAAGTTAGTAAGTTCGGGTACAAGGAAGCGAGTAAATGTAAATTCAGTACTTGCAAGTCTGTCTACAGGACGAGTATACCATCCTGCATCTCTAAGATCTGCTTGCTTCAACGGCTTTACAATTACATCTTTATTACGTGCTTCAAGGCTGTGCTTACATACTTGGTATGCTATATCTTCTCGTGTATCGTAACCTACAAATACTTTCATGTGTCTCTTCTTTCTATATCTTCTTCAACGCACTCACCCCATTGTATTTCTAGTATGTGTGCATTTTCTGTACCACTATTGGATGCTAGGTGCCAAACTTCCTTACCAATTTCATAAGGCATTCCGTGAGGCTTTAACTTTAATTGTGTTATATTTCCGTTCCACTCAGTCTGCATATCAACTATGCCTTCTAGCACCATCCACTGTTCTGAACGTTTAAAATGTTTTTGGTCGCTTAGTGCTTTGCCTGGATAGATTACAAGTTCCTTTACTTTGTATCCTTTCTCAGGTCTGTCATCTAGTACACGCCAGTAACCCCAATCACGCTCGGTCTTTTGTGTTTTCCATTCGTCTAGTATCCAACTGCTGCTGTTAGCTTTATTGCCACCGCCGACACCAAATACAAACTCAACACCTTCAACGGACATTTCTGGAATGTTTTTTTCTGTCCTATCACCGCCATTAGCAAAAATTAAATGATCCTTAGGGTGATGTGCTTTAACTTGTTTTATAAAATTTATAGCAGAATCATCGTCGTCCATAAATGTAAAAACTTCGTCTACCATTTGTAAATTGTTTACTATGCATAGTCTCTCATTCCAAGGCATAAATGCTTTGCCTTTTTTACGCTCTAACCATTCATCTGAATTTAGGCCAACTACTAACCGGTCGCCTAACTTCTTTGCTTCTTTGAAATAGGCAATATGCCCGCTGTGTAGTGGGTCAAATCCACCTGTGACTAAAACTACTTTGTTCATATAGATATTTATATGAGCAGTTTATATACGTTTTGATAAATGGAACCAAGGATCGCCTCTTGCAATTTCGTCTTCGCGCCATTGGCAATATCCTAAGTTATACAGCCATTGCTTACGTTCAAACATTATAGGATTTTCTAAATCTTTTAAATCTTTGTTACTACAGTCCCACGCCATCGAACTAGCACACATACTAAATGTAGGAACACCTTCGCATATGCTTTCTGTTAGTGCATTACTATTAAATCCTACTACAGTATATGCATTTTTTAAATCTTCGTACAATCCGTCGCCGCCTTCGAGTAATGCAGAGCCGTGTGTATTACTACTAATATTAACGTTAAAATCTTTGAGTGCTTCTAATTGCCTATCTTGACGCAGTGGATGCATCCGTACACGTATAGGTCTATCTGTATGTTTTTTAATTTGAGTTATTGTATATTCTATAAATTGTTTATATGTGCCGTGTTTTAACAAAAGATTTTTTAAACTACTATCACCCGGGCGCTGTAATACTAACAATATATATTCGCCATTGTTTTTCCAATCCTTAATTTCTATAGATTGTTCTTTTTGTATACGAAGCCAGCGATCTGAAGGACTATTATGATTGCAATAATTGCCTTCATCTTGATAATAACTAGTCCAACTATATCTATGATAGGCCATTGGATTAGGAGGGTGTATCATATGCCTACGGAATACTGCGCTTTCAACAACTAAAAATGGCTTGTTACTGTTTAATATAAATTGATAATATTTGTTAAGCCCTCGACGTTTTTGACCTAAAATATTATTTTGAAGATAGATATCAGCATTGTGAATAGTCTCTTGATCTTTCCACGGAACAATTTTAAAATTAGGAAGTTGCGGCATAGGATGATTTCTATACATTTCTTCTATTGCTACTACTAGTAATTCTTTCAAGACTTATAAAATTCCAAATGCAAATGTTTATGCGTATCGCTTCGTCTACTCTTAATATTAATAAACCCAACTGACTCAACAAGCTCGGTTAGACTTAATCTATCGTAACCGCTTTTATGGATGTCCCATACTTCACCCTCTTCAGCTTCTCGCTGCCAGCCCCAAAAGCCAGCCTTTGCATGATTAAAAGTTTCTTCTGAGTTTCTATTAATCCATTGATTAATATGATAGGTCATATTTGGTAACATCATTTCACATCTTGCGCCAGACTTTAATATTGAGAGCCAGGCGTGTAATACTAATTCGCCTTGTGGGAATGTTAAGTGTTCGAAAAAATGTCTAGAAAATATATTATCAACTGTATGTTCGTTAACATGCTTTTTAATATCCCAAGCATTGCACACAAAGTCTACACCACGCACATCTCTAATATCACAAGTTTTATATCCTACTTTTGTAGGCGCTTCACCGCATCCAAATTCAATGTTCATTTATAAATATCATTCCTCTATTTTTTACAAATGCCTTACGGCCTTTCTTTCCTAAATTCATTGTAGAGTGTTTACGTAACTGCTGTGTATATTCTACATTGTAAATTAAATTGTATTCTGCTAATTTATTAATCCAGTATTGTTCTTCTTGCAAGTTGACGTGATGATGTCCTGTCCAACCCGGAGGAGCATACGTCATTGCTAACACTTTACACTTTTGAAATGCTTGTACATAGTTTGGAATATATTCTTCGTAAACGTGTTCAACAAACTCACAACTCCATCCAATATCATAACTGTTAGTCAACGGTGCAGGACCTGTGGTAAAGTCGTGAATTATAAAATTATTTGGATTATATCGATCCAACGTATAATCGCCATCTACTCCTGTTACTGTAAAATTGTGCGATTCTGCAAGTTCGACCATACCGCCTGGTCCGCAGCCAATATCTAGATATGTTTTAGCATTAAATTTACTCTTTAACCATAATAAAGCACCTTGATCTAAATGTGTTTTATTAAGATGTCCGCCTAAGTGTTCTTCTAACATTATAAATATTTTCCATACCATCTGAGATATTTTGCTTTTGTTTTTTGTGTTCCTTTTAGTGTTAAGAAAATACTGTCACTACTATTTTTACCGATACACATCCAATCACGCGGTGCAGGTATAAAGTTATATTCTTCACTAAATTTATCAAGTATATTTTGATCTCTTCCCCATTCCCACTCTTCTATATCTTTAGATTTAATTTCATTAATATAATCTTGTCTAAATCCATTATCACTAAATGCAACTAATCCAGCTAACCATCTTTTATCTTTATAAGATTGTAATATATGTTGTTTAGAAAAAAGAAACTCTATTTCTTCTTGAGAATAAGACCGTGTACAAATTGTATCTGCGTCTATTGCAACTACTTTTTCAGATTTATTAAATTTACTGTCAGCAATTAAAAATCTAACACTTTGTAAATAACTTATTTTTGAAGTATCGTTTGCAAACTTAATAGTTTCTTCGGTAATATCAACATTAGAAAGAGTATTAGATTTTGTAGGATTTACTATATGACAATGTAGTCTTAAATTTGGATTATGAGTGCTGATACTTTTAAATAAAGGAGTTGCCCATGTATCAAAATATTGTTGATCTACGCCTACTACTAAATTATAAACTTGCATCTTCCATCCCTGCTACTCTAAGCTTCACAACATTAGTTATCTGCCATTGCTTTTGATCAAGACCTTTTAAGAGTCCTAACCATTTGTTACGCATTAGTGCAAACTCGTTAATAATTTTTTCGTAGTCAACAACATCTGCCTCACCGTCTACATATTTTTCAACGTCACGACTAGACAGAGCTCGTTGGTAGTTTTCGAGATATTTCTTAAAGTACGAGCTACGCAATCTACGTAGCTCGATATTTAAGTAGTTTAGGATTGCTTCAATCTCTTGAAGCTGATTAAAACGTTGTTCAACGATGCCGGGCATTTCTGCTGCGGCACGTTCAACATTGCCTTTGAGCTTTACATCAAATCGACCTTGTATCAGCTCATCTTCAAAGAACTGTACAGCACTCGGTATCTTAGATATATCTCGTGATACTTCGCTATACCAGCCCATTACTCATCCCACTCTTCTTCGTCATCATCGACACTGTCTAAGTCTAGATAATAGCTAATTGCTTCATCTAACGGGCCGTCAGTGCCGATAACTTCTTTAAAAGTTTCATCACTAACACCGTAGTCTGCTAATAGATCAACATACTTTTCAGCTACAAGATCCATTTGCTTTTTGTCTACGTACTCTTTAAACATTGTCCAGATGTCACTGATGTGTTCTTCATTCATTTGCAGTCGCTTCCTCAATTTGATCGATAGTTGCTTCTTCGTCAACCTCGTCGGTATTTACCACGGGTTTCATCTTTTCGTTATATTCTATCATAATCTGATCAAGATTATTATTAAGCATCCATGCCTTACGATACTCAAGAACTTCTTCGCCTGCTAGATTAATGTACTTGAGTCGATTGCCTTGCTTAACTAACAAGCCTTTCTTCTCAAACAATTCAACAAGACCACTGTATGGATTCATACCAGTTTCATAAGGAATCTTAACCTGTACGCCTTCAAAGGGTTTTGAGTAACGAGTCTTCATTACTTTGCAACCAGCACGTATGCCCATAACTTCTGAGATCTTGTTGCCGTCTTCGTCTTCTTTTAACTTCATCTTTTTCATTGCAACAACAATACTTGATGCATAGATAAAGCCTGAACCACCACTGATCTTATCATCTGGATCAAACATATCCTGCGATGCATAAGTGTGGTTAGTACATACTAAGCCTACGTTAAGTGAGCCAATCATATTAACAGTATTACGAACAAGTGAAGTCAATGCCTTAGGCTTACGACCCATATCACCTTTCATATCACCTT